AGAAGCTTCGTCAGTGGGTTGGTCGTGCACACAACCTGGCAGTAGGCGCACTAGGCGCCGTCTTGGAGTGGTTGTCATTGACTGGGATGGTTCGTATCGAGGGGAAGTGGGTTTTGGAGTTCTATTTTGAGCTCCTGATCCATTATTTCCAAGACACGACAGAGGAGTGGCTCAAGTATGAGTTCACTGCCTTCTTTGACCGGCACCACTGCCAGTCACCACCCAACCGACCTTCCTTCCTTAGACCCCGTTCTACGGGTGGCCGCTTCCTAACTGGAGGCGGTTACTCGTATCTTGAAACTGAGGCCACTAGGGCCAAAGCAACGAGAAACCATCGGCGACTCATAGAGATCACCTTTGGTGTTTGGAATCTAAAGAAGGCTCTCCCGTTACCGGGAAAGGCCAAGATTGAAAAATCTTTGGCGAAGTCGGTTCAGTCCCTGACCACCCCCCATGAACTGCCAGGTGATCCCGCCCGTAACAGTGAACTACTGTTCCGGGTCCAGTGTGAGGCGAGGGCCGTCGTCCTCGAGCTCAACAGGTGGTTCCGTCCGGATTTCCACCATACCATCCCTTCATCTGCTGCACACATCAGCGCGACTGTGTGCGCAGACGCCAATGACCAACCTTGCGAGTTTAGAACTGAGAGTACTCAGTCCCTCGAGGAAGAACCTGTCCGCTTCGGTAAGAAGGACGGGGGAGCGATAGTGTATTTCCAACAGCGCCAAGGCGCCAAAGGTTCTCCACTTATCTCTCCTGCCGCACACCTCACCGACACGCCGGAAGGTTTCTGGTACTGCCCCTACTATGACTCCATAGAGGTCACTCTCCTTAACAACGAGCTGATGGACGAGATCGTCCAGGATGCTCTTGATCTCCCACACATGGCTGTTCAAGCCAATGCTTTTGGGGAACCTTTTAAGGTGAGGACCGTCAACATGGGTCCCCCGGACGGCTACTACGCCGCCCGGATCCTTCAGCGCGAGTTGCGCAGGATGATCGCCCTGTGGCCTGAGTTCAGGTTCACAGGTCAGCCTGCCACTGCCATTAGGATAGAAGAGGTGTTCCGCCGCCCCTTGGATTCTGGAGAGGTCTTTGTTTCGGCCGATTACTCGGCCGCTACAGATAACCTCCACCCAGAACTATCTCGCACGATCGTTGATGCTATTTGCGACAGTTGGAACCTTCTGCCAGAATGGCGGACACTGTTCCATCGTAGCATGACTGACCACAGTTTTGTGGTTAACGACAAGCTTGTCGACCAGTCATGGGGCCAGCTCATGGGGTCCCCTTCGAGTTTCCCTATTCTGTGCATTGCCAACCTTGCACTCTATAGGACCTCGCTTCGCTACGGCAATGAGAATGATGAAGCCTACTCATGCGTGCCCTTCCTGGGCCGCACTGAGTGTGCCGTCAACGGTGATGATTTCCTTTTCATCAGTGACCCCACCTCTCTCCAGTATAAGTACTGGGAGGCCTCCGTCACAGCCGTTGGTTGGACCCTGTCTCCAGGGAAAAACCATCTCTCACGCGACTTCGCATCTATCAACACTACGATCTTTTGGTCCCAGACACCCGAGAGTGTCTTTGGCTGGGATGATGAGCTCCTCCTCCACATCTGGAAATGTTCAAGGGTTAACCCCAATGAGACTCTTTCGAGGCTCCATAGGACCACGGTCTTCGACCTATGTCCCTATGTCAACATGGCGGTCTACCACCCTCCCCGAAGCCTCGGGGATAGGGAATTCCTCTCCCAATGCTCTGGTTGGCATCAGAGGTTTCTTTCGGG